GCGTGTGGCTCAGTATCTGACTTCTGTGCCGTGGGTGTTTACTGTTGCTCCGCACAACTATCTGGCTTATGCAACTTCTCGTCAGATCATTCAAACGATTGATAACCTTGACAGGCAGTTGCCAGAAACGATTGTGTTTAACAGCGCAAACCTGCGGTGGTTTACTGCTTATCAAGGTGGCGCTGCTACAACTCCAACGACTGTAACGCTAGGCGCTACGCCTGTTGCCAATTCGCAAACCTTGTCGCTTGCAAACCTTCCTGCGTCTACTGGACCAATCTTTAGGGCTGGTGACTTCATCATGGTTGGTGGTTACAGCTACAAGATTACTGCTGACGTACCTTACACGGGCGCAACGGCTACTGTGTCTATCCATAGACCTGTAATTGGCTCTCCTGTATCTGGTGCGGCTGTAGCTTGCGGTAACAATTGCACATTTAGAGTATTGGCAGAAAGATGCCCTACCTATACACTTACGCCATACCCATCAAGCGCACTTGTGAATTGGGATGATGCGTTTGTATTTAGAGAGGACATTACAGGATGACAACAATAATGACCGCATTGGATAGTTCGTCTATCCGACAAGCTGAATTTATTCGGCTAACAATGCCATCAAACATATATACGTTTTGCAACGCTGCTGCGCCTATTACGGTCAATGGAATCACATTCACAAACCTTGGTAGCTTGCTACAACTGTCAGAAATTAAGCGAGACATCAAAGCCAACAGTTCTGATTTGAACATTTCATTGACAGGCGTTGATGGAACAAACGTGGCGATTGTTTTAGGCTCTGACATTAAAGGTTCGCGCATAGAGATTTGGCGTGGATTTCTTGATTCCAACAACCAGATCATCACAACGCCTACACAGCAGTTCTTTAAACGCTATCAGGGTATTGTTTCCAACTATTCCATCACTGAGGATTGGAACGAGCAGCTAAGAAGTCGTATTGCCACTGTAGGCTTGTCGTGTGCTTCTTTCCGCACGATCTTGGAGAACAGGGTTGGCGGTGTTCGCACCACTCCTAAGATTTGGCAAGCCTTCTATCCTGGCGACAACAGCATGAATCGTGTGCCATCTATTGCAGGGTCATACTTTGACTTTGGTGGTGAGCCAACACAAGGCAGTCAAGCAGTTACACAAGCACCATCACAAAGACGATTCGGCATATGATCCGACTTGCGACAAGATACGATATTCCAAGATTGCTAGAGTTTGTAGAGGCTTACTCAAAAGAGTACCCTGTAGACGTTCTTGGCGACACGACAAAACATTCACCAAAGTATGTTGAGCAATTGCTTTTTGCCATCATCAATGGTCGTGGTTTTATCTTGATTGATAAGCATATGACCGGGACATTGATAGCAATTAAGCAACAGAACATTTGGTGTCCTGATGTTGTGGAGTTGCATGAGTTGTTGTGGTGGGTGGATCACGAACACAGAAACAATCTTGTTGGTGGCAAGTTGTGGATTGAATACGACAAGATAGCCAGTAAACTGATTGCTGATGGTGCTGTGAATTGTGCCTACACATCAGTATCAGCAAATGGGCCATTGATAAATTACACAAAGCGCGGATACAAAGCTGTCGGCGCTAGTTTCGTGAAGGAATAGTTATGGTCGGGACGATGATTGTTGCGGCGTACTACGGTCTTGCAACCGGGGTCGCTTTAACTGCTGGACAGATGGCAGTTGCTTTTGCAATTAACTTTGCCGTGTCTTCATTGCTGTCTCGCGCATTTGCTCCTAACGCAAGTGGCGATCAAGCGGTAGACAACGGGGTTCGCCAGCAAGTTCCACCATCGTCAACAAACAGCATTCCTGTGGTTTATGGTGACGCTTACATGGGTGGATCGTTTGTAGATGCTGCTCTTAGCACTGATGCCAAGACGATGTACTACGTTCTGGCAATTTCGCACATAAGTCCCAACGGTCAATTCTCGTTTGACCTGACAGATATGTATTGGGGTGATCGCAAGATTACGTTTGATGGCACAGACCAAACAAAGGTCGTTAGCCTGACTGACAGCGCAGGTAACGTGGACACTAAAGTCAGTGGCAACCTGTTTATTGCTTTGTACAAGTCAACAGAATCTGGTGTCATTACGTCTGCCAACGGTGCAGCTTTGCCATCAACATACATGGGTGGTTCTGACCTGCCATCTGAATTGCGGTGGTCAGCAACTAATCGACAGATGAACGGTCTTGCCTTTGCGATTGTAAAAATGAATTACAACCAAGAGGCAGAGACTACAAGTATGCAAACCCTGACTTACTCTGTCAGCCATTATCTTAATGGTACTGGCGCTGCAAAGCCGGGAGATGTTTGGTACGACTACATCACAAACCAAAAGTACGGTGGCGCTATGCCAGCAGACTTGGTAGACGCCACATCTGCTACTGCTTTGAACGCATACAGCGATGGCTTAATTCCGTACACACAACCTGGGACAGGTGTTTTAACGCAACCTCGCTATCGCATCAATGGTGTTATTGATACAGGTCAGTCATGCCTAAACAACATCAATTCCATTATGATCGTTTGCGATTCATGGAATCAATACAACGCAGCACAAGGCCAATGGAGTGTTGTCATCAACAAAGAGTCTTCAGTGGCTTATGCTTTTGATGATGACTCTATTATTGGCGAGATTCGCGTCAGTGCTTACGACATTACAAGCAGCGTCAACCAGATTGAAGCAGAGTTTCCTAGTGGTCAGAACCGCGATCAATCTGACTTTGTTTATTACGAGACACCAGCAGAGTTGCTGTATCCCAACGAGCCAATCAACAAGCAATCTGTCCAGTTTGCGATGACCAACGATTCGGTTCAGGCTCAGTACCTTGCAACCAGAATTCTTGAGCAAGCCCGTGAAGACCTGATTGTTAGCTTCAGCACAGCATATGTTGGTATCCAGGTTGATGCTGGCGATGTGGTGACTGTGACCAACTCATCTTATGGCTGGACAAACAAGCCTTTCAGGGTGATGCGTGTGTCTGAAGTGTCTTTGCCTGATGGCAACCTTGGCGCATCGTTTGAGTTGAACGAATATAACGCACAAGTGTATGACGATCAGGACATCACAAAGTACGTTCCAGCACCTAACTCAGACTTGCCTGACCCGTCTTTCTTTGGTGCTATTCCAGCGCCTACAGTAATTTCTAGTTTCCCTTCTGCGGCTGTTCCTAGTTTTACGGTTCAGCCATTCATGGGGACAGCTAGTTTTGCAACGTATGCTGAGATTTGGTATTCAGCTTTTGCAACACCAACTGCAACGCAAAGATTTCTTGGCGGCACTACATCACTGCCAAGCAACGGTGTTCCATTCTCTGCTGGACAAACATTGCCTACAGTTAACTTGCAAATTCCTGCTGGCAACTGGTATCTGTTTTCTCGTCTGGTCAACCCAATTGCTACCAGCGAATACTCGCCAGCATCGACTGTGTTTAACTGGAGGCCAACAACATTCCAGTATGTTGAGCGATGGATTGCTGTTGCTTATGCTGACAACGCCACAGGCACATCAGGATTCAGCACAAACCCTCGCAATAAAACATACTACGGCTTGCTAAACAACCCAACTGCAAACGGTAGCCCAAACCCTGCTGACTACACATGGTACGCAGGTAATTTTGGAACAAACAATTACCTGTTGTTTGCTAACCGAACAAACCGCAAGTTCAGCTTTGCTGTGGGCAACGCTGGCTTTGCAAACTTGGGCGGTGCGTTTGTGCCAACAGATACTTCTGTATATGACTCATCCGTATGGGGCGCATTGGAAGATGGCTTTAACTTTATTGACCTTGACCAACGCACAGGACAATTGACGCAAGCAGGAACAACAGCCATTAGCTCTGCTGATGGTTTGTTAAGTGTGACCAACAACACAAACGGGTCAATGGTTGTTTCTTTGCAAAAGTTCCTGAACTTTGGCTCTGGCGTTTATTCCAAATCTTTTTCCGCAGCAACTTTAACAGTAGACATTTATGGTCGTGTAGTTGGCTTTACAGAACAAGATCAATTCTTTTACACAGAGTCAGTTTTTGTTGCTACAGCAGGTCAAACATCATTTGCTGTAACTCACGTTGTTGGCAACATTCTTGTGTTTAAGAATGGTTGCTTGCTAGACACATCTTTGTACTCGGAGACAACAACAACTGTTGTGCTGAACACGGCTTGTGCTGTTGGTGAAATTGTTGTTGTGTACAACATGAGAGCAGTTAGCACAAGTCAATATTATGAAGTGCTTGGAACAACAATTGCCTCAAGCGGTTCAACCACTATTGTTTACGGAGATGCCACCGACCAAATCATTGAGGCTGGTGACAAGTTGTGTTTTGCCGCATCGCAACCAGACCCTGCATCTACACAAACAACCTTTACGGTTCAGTCGGTCAATGTGTCTACAAAGACAATTACGTTTACGACCACTATTTCTGGTGCAACAGCAGGTCTTGGAGTGTTTAGGCAACGTGCTGCTGGCGCTGCTTACAGGCCGTTTAGTCGTTACACATATGATCTGGTCAACGCATCGTCTATTAATTCTACAAATGTGACTGTGCGTAATGGCTTTGAATCTTTGTATGTCAATGGAACTCAACTTAGTGAAATTGACTATGACTTGTCGGGCAATGCGATTACAGGTTTTCCTGCTAACGTGACAGGCAAAATGACGCTTATCATGTACGCAGAAAACAACCTTGGTATCCCTGCGTCTAACGTCACAAACACTGTTGCGTATTCTGTTAATGGCGCATTGACATATCCGTTTACAAGTAATCCTTTGGCGCTTGAGATTTACGCAAACGGCGTATTGCTTGCTCAAGGCAGCGGCTTGGATTACACAGCAAGCACATCAAACTATAATTTGGTAACGGCGTTTAACAACAACTTTACCTTGTTGAATCAGCAAACATTTGCCAGAGATGGCGCAGCATAAGGACGCAACATGACACAAGCCTTTAATCTTTCTCAGCTTGCAAACAACCTAAACACTGCTGGTCAGCTAGATGCTACTGATGGCCTTGTAAACGCTGTTCCTGTAGCCAATGGAGGCACTGGAGCATCAACAAATTCTGATGCAAGAGCAAACCTTAACGTCCCATCACGAACTGGTGGTGATGCTTCTGGCACTTGGGGCATTAACATTAGCGGTAACGCAGCCACTGCAACTAGTGCGGCTAATGGAGGTGTTACTAGCGTTAACGGACTTACTGGCGCTGTTGTTATTCCTATTGGCACTAACCAGCAATTGTTTGTAGCAAGTGGTACTTTTACTGTTCCGGCAGGCGTAACTTCTGTAATGGCAACTGTTATTGCAGGGGGTGGTGGAGGTAAAGGTGGCGTAAATAGCGCTGGTGGCGCGGTTGTAAATGGCGGCAGTAATGCTGCTCAATGCCTTGTCACTGGTTTAACTCCCGGCCAAAACATTGCAGTAACAGTCGGGGCAGGAGGTGCGGGTAGTGCGGGTAGCAATAGCTCTACTTCATCAAACGGAACCACGGGAGGCGCATCTTCTTTTGGTAGTTTTGTAGTTGTTTCTGGTGGCCCTGGTGGCGGCACAGGAACAACACCGACCATAACGACTTCTTCGCCGTTTTTAAAAGAATTCGTCAATGTTATTGGTTTTTCTGGAGGTCAAGGACCAAGTACTATTGATTCTGGTGAAGGTATATATTATTGGGGTGGTGGTTCTGGCGGAGCCGGGTGGTCTAGTGGTGGTGGCGGTGGGGCAGCCGTATTTGCCAATCCCGGTGGTGGGGGAGGTTCTGCTTTTAACGGCACTGCAGGTAGTGCGGGTGGCAATAGTTCTTCATCTGTTTCAGGCGCTGGCGGTGCTGGTGGTAGCAACTCAGGCGGTGCGGCAGGAGGCTCCGGCGGTGCAAATTCTAACGCTGGCGGTGGCGGTGGCGGTGGCGGCGCAGGTGCTGTGCTGTTGCGCTGGTAAGAAATAGTGGGATAATTCCATCAATACATGACAAGACCCGTAGCCCTGTGAGTACATGGGGAGCGTCACCACCTGAGAACAGGGAGTCATCATGGCAATTTTTAATCGCAACTCTTTAGCCCAAGTGTCGGGCTTTGACAATCCAATCCTAGCTGGCGAACTCGTTTGGGATCAGCAAACGTACTGGAACTTGTCTTTCACATCTCTTGGCTTGCCCGTCAACCTTACAGGCGCAACCATTGATGCTCAAATCGTTAGACGCAATGTCACCAACATTCAGGACACCCGTAACGGGCTGACCTTTGACATTGCCGATTACACGCCAACCCCGGCTGCTATTCCTCTGACAGTCACAAACATTGCTGCTGTTGCTGGCACTTGTACGCTTGTGATTGATGCTGGCGCATGGGGCTTGATGGCGACTGATCCGCAGCTTGATATTAACGCTCAGAACTGCGTGGGGTATTCAGGTCGTGTGAAGGTATCGTTCCCTGTTTCTGGTAGCACTCCAGCAGATGACATGATTATCTTCCTGTTGTTCCTTGTACGTTCTGACGGTGTGGTGGTGCTATGAGAGCATCAATCAGCACAAACTCTAACCCTGTCACGGTTAATGTTGTTGACCAAAACAATGTTTCCGTTGAAATCAATCCTGTAGGAAACGTCAATCTTGAAGTTGTTCCTCAACCTCGTGTTGAGGCTAGGATTGATCGTGGAGTGGTTGGACCGACTGGCCCTACTGGTCCAACTGGCACACAAGGAAGTATTGGTCCTACTGGCCCAACGGGTCCGACATCTACTGTTGCTGGCCCCACAGGCCCAACAGGGCCGCAAGGCAACATTGGTCCTACAGGGCCGCAAGGCATTCAGGGCATCCAAGGCATCCAAGGTGTTCAGGGCATTCAAGGCCCAACTGGTTCGCAAGGCATCCAAGGCGCTACTGGACCAACGGGCGCAACAGGATCAACTGGCATACAAGGACCAACTGGACCGACAGGCGCACAAGGTATTCAAGGCTTAACGGGAGCCACTGGACCCACAGGCGCACAAGGCATTCAAGGCCCAACTGGACCTACAGGAGCCGCTTCTACTGTTGTTGGACCTACTGGCCCAACTGGACCGACAGGAGCAGATGGTCAATCGTCTAGTTTTTATGACTATAAAGCTAGTACAACGCAAACATCTGGCATTCCAGCTAACGGATATTTGTTTTGGAATAACACCACGCAAATTTCTGCCACTGCAATTACTCTGAGTCATCTTGAGCAGGGCGGCATAGATATTGACATTTTCTTGTCTTTTATTAAGACAGGCGACAGCTTTGTTTTGCAAGATATAGGCAATTCAAACAACTACCAAAAGTGGGAAGTCTCAGCAACTCCTACTATTGTTCTAAATAGCTATGTGACTTTGCCAGTTACATTGGTAACGTCTAGCGGTACTGGAACAACAAACTTTTCCAACAATCAGGATTTGCTGGTTGTTATTCAGTCGGTTGGTGTGACTGGTCCTACAGGTCCAACGGGTGCTACTGGCCCTACAGGCGCAGCATCTACCGTTCCCGGCCCGACAGGTCCAACAGGCGCAACAGGACCGCAGGGTGTTGCTGGACCTACTGGCCCTCAAGGCGCTGTTGGCCCTACTGGACCACAAGGCATTCAGGGTGTTGCTGGTCCTACGGGTCCACAAGGAATCCAAGGCGAAATAGGCCCGACAGGTCCACAAGGCATTCAAGGCACTGTTGGCCCTACTGGTCCTCAAGGAATTCAGGGTATTCAAGGCGTTGCTGGTCCGACTGGCCCAACGGGCGCGACAGGAAATACTGGACCCACAGGCGCACAAGGTATTCAAGGTCCAACTGGTCCTACTGGATCACAAGGCATTCAAGGCGCTACTGGCCCAACTGGTCCTACAGGTGCAGCTTCTACTGTTGTTGGTCCTACTGGCCCAACGGGCGCAACAGGCGCCACTGGCGCCACTGGCGCGACTGGACCGACAGGTCCGGCAGGTCCAAGCATTACCGTTCAGGATGAAGGATCGACGCTAACCACAGCTTTGACGAGCCTAAACTTTACAGGTCCAGGCGTTACAGCAACCAACTCTAGCGGCGCTGTTACGGTTGCTGTTTCTGGAGGCGGTGGTGGTGGCCCCTCAGCTATCACGATCTCCAACAAGACCTCGGCCTACACAGTCGTTGCTGGCGACCTCGGGACGATCATCAACTGCACCAGCGGCACGTTCACCGTGTCGTTGACTTCTGCTACAACGCTGGGTGCAGGTTTCAACGTCACCATTTGGAACACAGGGGCGTCTACTAACGTCATTACCATTGACCCAAATGGTGCTGAAACCATTGATGGCTTGGCTACTGCCACTTTGTATCCCGGTCAAGGTATTCAGATCGTATGCAACGGAACGTCTTGGAATTCTGGCGATACAAAAAGACTTGCCCTTTACTCTGAGAATATCCCCGCAGGCACTTTTTCTGCTTTAGCCTTAGCGTCTGGCTTGGGCTCTGTTTCTATTGGTGGACGTTCTACAGCAACGGGCACAAGGTCGCTTGCGCTTGGATTTTTTACAAATGCCACTTCTACTGGTTCTACGGCAATAGGTCAAAACTCAGGAAACACTGGTTCTCAAGCCGTAACAGGTGATGGAGCAATGGCCCTCGGTGGTTCTTACGCCTCTGGTGCTGATTCGTTTGCTGCTGCTGTACTAGATAATACTAACTCATATGGGGCTATAAATACAAGTGCTATAGCTATAGGGTATCGAGCAAGAGCAGCAGGTACTTACTCAGCGGCTATTGGAGCAAACGCTAGTGCATCAGGTCAACACTCCTTAGTGTTAGGAGGGGGTCAATTCGGTGGAGGTAGTGCATCAGGACAAAACTCAGTTGTACTTGGCATGAACCACTTACTAAGTAATCCAGGCGCTGCTGGTCCTGGATCAATGGCATTGCATGATGGATCACAGACCAGTGCTGCGGCAGTAAATTCAATAGCTGTACAGGGTGGATCTACTACAATTAGAGGACAATATGCTTTTGGGGGTGGAGAAACTGGTACTACTGCCCAAACATCCACGTTTATTCTCAAAAAACAAACAACAGATGCTACGCCAACAGTACTAGTTACCAATCGTATAACTGCAGTTGTTTCCCCTAGTACAGACAATCAAATTATTCTAAGAACTGCTTCTGCAGTTTCTTTTACGGGAACAGTTGTTGCCCGTAGGCAAGCCGCTGGCGGCACTGAATCGGCGGCATGGAAAGTTGAGGGTTTGATCCGCAGAGAATCCATCGCTGCCACAACAACGCTTGTGGCTTCCACAGTAACAGCTATCAGCAACGTCCCCGGCTGGACACTGGCGCTGTCAGCAGATACCACCAACGGTGGTCTTGCTATCACAGCCACTGGCGCAGCCGCTACCAACATTCGATGGGTGGCAACTATTAACACATCTGAAGTCGTTTACGCTTAAAGGAGCAATTATGGCTATTCAACTCGACCTTTCCACTTCTCAGTATGGCGTTCCTTTTGCGGGGGCTTACTTCCGTGTAGTGACTGCCGCAGTCAGCCGCACCCGCGATGCAGACAATCGCCACAGCGTCATGCTAGATGTAGTGGGCTACGCTACACAACCTCAAGACGATGACACCCGTGATGTGGAATTTCGTCGCTACCACTGCCCATTGAGCGAAGTAGAAGCGCAAACAGGAGATAACTTTCTCACCAAGTGCTACGCATGGGTGATGGCCCAAGCAGACATGGCTGGCGCACAAGCTGTTTGACGCATGAAAATTGCGGTATATGCCATCAGTAAAAACGAGGAACAGTTTGTTCGGCGTTTCTGCGAGTCAGCCAAAGATGCTGATTTAATTCTGATTGCGGATACTGGCTCTACCGACAACACACAAGCCGTTGCGATCAATTGCGGGGCAGTTGTCCACGAAATCTGCGTCAAGCCTTGGCGGTTTGACAAAGCCCGTGACACTGCTTTGGCTCTTATTCCCGGCGACTACGATGTCTGCATTTCCCTTGACCTAGATGAGGTGCTAGAGCCAGGATGGCGGCAAGAGGTAGAAAGACTTTGGACAGAAGGCACAACACGACTGCGCTATAAGTTTGATTGGAGCAACGGCGTTGTGTTTTACAGCGACAAGATACATCACCGACACGGCTACCATTGGCATCATCCAATCCATGAATGTATCCGTGCTGACGCCAGAGTGCCTGAAGTGTACGCACATACGGATATGTTGCTTGTTAGCCATCATCCTGATGACAAAAAGTCGCGCAGCCAGTATCTGCCATTGCTAGAGTTGGCTGTTAAAGAAGACCCGTACTGCCACAGAAATGCTTTCTATTACGCCAGAGAATTGACGTTCTATTCTCATTGGCAAGAAGCTATCCCTGCGCTCAAAAACTACCTGACAATGCCGCAAGCAAGCTGGAGCCATGAGCGATGCTATGCCATGAGGCTGTTGGGTAAATCACACGAAAACTTGGGTGAAATTAAAGAGGCTGAAAAGTGGTATCAGGGCGCTTGCCTTGAAGAACCCAACACCCGTGAGCCTTGGGTAGATTACGCCATGTTTTCTTATAATAATAAGGATTGGGAGACTTGCTACTTTGCCGCGACTAGGGCGCTCAAGATCACCCAAAAGTTAGAGGTCTACACAATGGACCCGTCAGCATGGTCTGACAAGCCACACGATCTTTGTAGCATTGCTGCTTGGCATCTTGGGTACAAAGATAAGGCAAGACAAGAGATTGATGAGGCTTTAAAATTTAAGCCTGACGACACTCGATTACTTGCCAACAAGGATTTGATGAGATGAGCACGATTGACGCTACAGACGCGAGACTTTCAACACATGAAGAAGTCTGCGCCATTCGTTATGAGCAAATTAACGCACGGTTAAAGCGTTTAGAAAGCATCTTAATTAAGACTGCTGGCGTAATGATCTTGTCTATGGGCGGCACGATCTTTTCGGCTGTGTGGATACTGAGATGAAATGTTGAGATAATGGACCCGATCACATTGGCCCTTGCCGGCATGGCTGCTGTTCAAAAGACGGTTGCCATGATTAAAGAAGTCTCAGGAACAGTGGATGATGTTCGGAGTCTTGGTCCATTGCTCGGCAAATACTTTGAGCAAAAGCATGAAGTCACCAAGGCGTTAGACAAAGCCAAAAGCAGTGGTGGCTCCAACATGGGCAAAGCCATTCAAATTGAGCTTGACCTGAAAGCACAAAAAGATTTTGAGGAGCAGGTCAAAGGTTTGTTCTTTCCCAACAACATGGACGTATGGAATTCCATCATGGCCCGTGTTGCTGAAATGAATAAGCAAGACAAGATTGACGCACAAATTGCCCGTGATCGTGCATTAAGGGCAAAGCAAGATCGTGAAGAACTTTTGGAAATTATTATCGTAGTTGGTTGCGTAATACTGATTTTTCTTTTGGTAGGCTTTGGCGTCTACATTCTCATAGATGCAAGGAGCGCATAAATGTTATCTCTCATTTCTACCCTTGGTGGCTTGTTGATCTCTGGCCTACCCAAACTGCTGGAATACTTCCAAAACAAAGCTGACCAAAAGCATGAACTGGCATTGGCACGAGTCCAGACCGAGCGTGAACTGCAACTAGCCGCTGCTGGCTTTGCGGCTCAGGCCCGTGTTGAGGAAATCCGCACCGAGCAGGTGGCAATGCAGACTGATGCCCAGATGACTGAAGCTGCCCTTAGACATGACGAGAAGGTGCTTGAAAAGGCCAGCCAATGGGTAGCTAACTATGTTGGCACTGTGCGCCCCACAGTGACCTATATCTTTGTGATTGAGTTGGTGTTGATAAACATCTTCATGGCCTGGTATATGTATCAACACCCAACGCTTATCACCAACATTGATGATGTCATCAAATACTCTGACCTGATCTTCTCCAGTGACGAGATGGCAATGCTTGGTGGCATCATTGGGTTCTGGTTTGGTAGCCGTAATTGGGGCAAGAAGTGAATCTGTCCAAGGCTGGTGAAGATTTGATGCACCGCTTTGAGGGATGCAGGAACAAGCCATACCTTTGCCCTGCTCACATCTGGACCATTGGCTATGGTCATGTGCTGTATCAAGAGCAAATCAAATTGCCTGTGGTGCGTACACCCGCCAATCCAACAGCCATGATTCGCAAAGAAATGCCTTTGCAGATAGAGGACTTCCGCATTTGGAGCAAAGATGAAATCGATGCGCTATTCCGAAAAGATGTCGGTACTTTTGAACGTGGTGTTCTACGACTTGTTCCCGGCGTGGTTGGGCGTCAAGGCAGCTTTGACGCTCTTGTCTCTTTTGCCTTTAATGCAGGGCTAGGAAACCTACAGCGCAGCACCATCCGAATGAAGGCCAATAGAGGCGATTGGGAGGGTGCTGCGGAGGCTTTTATGGTTTGGACCAAGGGTGGTGGCAAAGTCCTGCCTGGACTCGTTAAACGGCGTCAGGCTGAGATTGCTCTGTTTCTAGCTGAATGAGCAACTCAATGTAGTGCTTGGCTTTCTCAAGGTCAGCAATACCGCCTTTGTCCTTATAGCGAGTAACGTACTTCACTACATTGCCAGCACAAAATCCAAGATTGTTTGCGTGGATGTAAACAACAGGCTGGATGGCTTTGTTTTTGTAATGGTCGCCAGAGACTTGTTTGTCAAGGGCAGAAGTAGTAAGGTCAAAAATCATCACGCTTCCTTCACAAACTGACCGTTCTTGTTCATGTAGCCTTTGCGTGGCTCAATGACCTTGTAAGCCTTGTAAAAGCACTGGCGCAAGTCCATGTCGCACAGCACGGCTACGTTGACCAGTGTGACCATGACATCACCAAGGGCATCGGCAATTTCTGCACGGTCATTACAGGCTACTGCGGCAAGCAATTCACCAGCTTCTTCTAGCGTCTTTTTTGCTTGGCCTAATGCTGTGCCGTTTGCGTAGATGCCTCTTGCTTCTGCCCACTGCATGACCTGAAACTCTGTCATGCCAAACGATTGTGTTTCTTTCATTTGTTGCCTCCATCAGCCTTCCAAAATACCCAAGAAATTATTGCGCTTTTGAT